TCCACGCTACTGGTTCATTGTTCATCTAATTAACCCTGTTACTAGTCCAACAGATATGATTAAAAAGCTAACGCCAAAACAAATTACACCTATTCCAAAACAATAATCTACAAAATCATTCATTTCTCTTTTACCTTTCCTAATCCATAGTTTTCAGTAAGACTGCCACAAGTAGGGTCACCTTTCCACCAGTTGCCCGATGGTTTATTTGGTTGTCCTTCTCTAATTATCATTAAATCTAATAACTTTAAACATTTATTTTTCAAAGCCTCTATTTCAGCTTGTTGCTGGCGTAGCATTTTAAAAACATTGTCTTGCTGTTTGGTTGAAAGTGGTGCATCACACCACCCTTCTAATTCATCAGCTAGTTCATTTGCGTTCATATTTTTGTATCTCTCTTAAAATTTACCCAAGGGTATTCCCTAATATCTCCATCAGACCATTTTACGTACACGTTCTCTTTGTCTGATACCCAGCATCCTAGAATATGTTTCCCATTACGATGATTAGAGTAAGCAATATTGGCACCAACAACAGTTTTACAACCAATATCTGTAAGTGCAATGGTACCGCCGCCTTCATTCTCAAGCTCAGCTATTATTCCGGTTGCGTTTACGTTTAGGGACAACAGCAGCAATCCCATTATCAATATTTTTTTCACCGTATAACTCCTCCATGAGTTCGTCTGCTAGTTGTACCGCTTTCTTAGGTTCTGCTATCGTCAAGGCAAAACACGCTGCCAAGAATCGCATATGCTTTTTATCATCCATTTTTAGCTAACATTTTAAGTTGGTCGACAAGCATAGAATTCATCGGTTTCCCCTTATAAGACAAGAACTTAAGGTGCTCATTTTCAGAAACCACTTTGCAGGCATCCCGTAGTCCTTTGTTATAACCACTGTTAAATTCTTTGCCGTTTTCTAAAGCCATAATCAAGGCGTCCCGAATAAAGGCGGAAGCCTTTCTTTGTTTAGCCATTCCCTTAAGTTTGTTAATATGCTCTTGGGGAAGGTACAAGCTGTACGGGATTAGTTTTTCCACTCTTTGTACTCCGTGTATAGTTCTTTTAGTTCGTCTTGGGCTAGCCTGTTAACCTTAATATCAGCTCTTGAGTTAATCTTTAAGTAACCAGTTAACCATTCCACACAAGCCGGCTCAGTCATTTCAAATAACTGACCGCTCTCATGTAAGTATTCCCAAAACTCTTTTTCCCTGCATAACATTCCTGCTAGCTTAACCATCTGAGCACCAGCAAACTCTTCACGATTTAATGGTTCTTCATTGTCTGCAAGGCGCACCATCACAACCATATAACGAGCCCCAACAAAATCTTTTACGATTTCGTCGGGTATTTCGTCTGGATGGATAGCTAAATTCATAACATATCCATCCTTGGTCTGTTTAAGAGCGACTTTTTTAGCCTCAAACTGACTCGTCTGCATCCTCAAATCCTTTATAGATTCCCAGCTTGGTTTCAAGATAATGAATAATTAACATTAAGTCTTTAATCACAATGTCTTTTTCCATATTGTCTTTGATAGTGTCTTTGAGAGCGTCTTTTAGGTCATCTAAAATCTTCTCTTTAATTTTCACTCCCATGGGTCTTTATCCGTAGATTTAGGTGCTGCGTCTTTAACATAGGTATCTACTGCAAGCGATAGGAATTTGTTTCCGGTCTTGGATTCACGTTTCCATGCGGACAACTTAACAGAAATAGTCTCGTCATCAGATTGCTCCAGCAAAAGCTTGGCATATTCTCTGTCAATGGCAATGGTTCCAAAAAAATCGGGAGACTTCTCGGTACGCTTTTGTGAAGAGATGTGTAGTGAGCCGGTGTTTGGTCTTACTTCGTATTCCATAATTATTCCTTAGTTAATGATTTTTTTGTTGCTGAAAAACTTACCATAATCTGTGCATATGCTTTGTCGTCTAATTCTTTTGCTTTATCAAACACAACACGATTATTCTTAAAGATATTGGCTACATCGTCTGGATGTACTGCTAGTGCCAGTAAGGTCTCTACGCCGGCTTTTAATGACTCCATCCATGCGTTAACGTCTTCTGTTTCCATAACAGTCAGCTGCCAATCTCCGGGTTTACCCGCAGTCTTCCCAGTCTTTGTAGCTGCAGCTTTTTCAACCGCTGCCTTTGGTGCTGGGATATTTGGCACTTCTGGCATTGGCTTAGTGTCTCCAGTATCCGGCGGAATGTCTTCGCCGTTGTATATGTATAGACCAATGCCATGTAGGGCGATTGCCTTAGCAAGACAACGCTGCATAGCAGTATTAACAGCAAAAGAATCCGGCTCAGAGATTGGCTTATTCCGATAGTCCATTACTGGAAGCTGTGCTGTACGGGCAATATCATTGGCAATAACGGTACAAAATACCATTACAGAACCGCCGCCCCAGCGTTGATACTCTGGATAAAACCAATGTGCTTTAGGGTCAGCCAATAGTAACTGGTCGACCGCCCATGCCCAAGATAGATACGTAAGATTATTCTTTTTCTCAGTATATTTAGAGACATCTATCTGCCTCAGTTCTTTGTATTCCATGGTTATCCTTGATTTGAAAGATATTCGTCCGCTAAAGTTGCGGCAAACTTGTAAATAACTTCTGTTGGCTCTCAATTTGTCATGTCAGGATTTGCAGCTAATGCCAACATAAAATCGTAAATCATTTCTTGCCTCGTCTTCATTACTTCTCCTCGTTAAGTACTACTTCAATTAACTTTTCCAAATAGTGCTGGGCTTTACGCAAGTCCTCAACATTATTCTTAAACCGGTAACGGGAAACGTATTTCACAATATTTCCCTCAAGATAGCCAAGGTCATTGGCAACTATATAATCCCATGGCTGGATTGCATTCTTTGAGTAATGCGTACCGCCTACCTGCATACCATTTGCACTCATTGGTTTTCCTCTAAATACGCTTTGTATTGGTCACAATATGGGGCTACTTGGCAATACTCTTCGCAGCGCACTCTCCTGCCTTTGCGTGTCTCAAGCACATATCCTTTGCCCAATTTTTTTACTTCTTCCTCTGCATCTTCTAATACATCGTGTAAAGACTTTGCTCTTTGGTTGCCATCTTTCTTAACGGCATAGACTGTCGGTCTTTCCCACATTTCCTCTGCTGTACAGTATTGTAACACTTCTGTTGCATCTGTTGCAAATTTAGCCTCGGAATGAATGTGGATTTTGCTACGAATAAATAATTCCCGTTGTTCCATTGTCCATAGCTTAATTGGTATGACGACCGCACGAGCCTCTGGATAACCTTCTTTAGTTTGAGCGTCCCGCTTATTCCAGTCTCTAACAATAGCGATGATAGCGAGCTTATGAACGGGAGCTTTTTTTACATACTCTACTAGCCAAGCATAACAGTTAAGCTGCTCTTCCCATTCTTTCTTCTCATTCATTACCGCCCAAGCACCAACATTTTTATAGTCGTTGATTTCAATGCCTTTGTCGGACTCAATCTGCAAGTCAATAGCTCCTGAAACACTCCAGCCATCTAGCTCAGCAAAGAGGCGCTCTTCCACAATATGACCGGGCACCTTGCCTTGCTCTAGGATGTAATGCATTGCCGTACCCCATAGAGACGGAATAAGCTCTGTAACATCTTGCTCTATCAGATGGTCATATTTCTCCCGCAGCTGGACAATCCTTGGACTAGTGAGTAGGCCAGTGACCGACATATGCGATGCACCTTTTGAATAGGTAGGACGCTTTACCGCTTGGACTATCGTTTCTGGTAATCCGTATTTATTAGTTATCTTCAATTGTTTTTAATCCATGCAGCCAACATTTCAGCACTTGCTGCGACCGCTAATAACATTCCTACGGCAGCCTTCTTGTCTCCAGCCAGCAAAGAATCATGAACCTGTTTTAAAGACTTGTTGATACTCAACATTGTTTCACTGTAATCCACCATTACTTACTCCTATATCCATGGCGTCTGCCATCGTTGTCAAAATAATTTACTGTTCCACTAGGTGCTATCTTCTCATAGCCAATACGATTGCCGCTATTATCGTAAACCCCATTATTAGCGTTGTAGTTGTATTGACTATTGTTCCAGTTTTGTGGACTGTTTTCCCATTTCGTGCTGCTGTTATCGTAGTTGTATTGACTGTTCTGCCAGTTGTACGGGCTTGTCTCCCAGCTCTGTTGTGCACATGCTGGATTAGAGTAAAGAATAGCTAACGCCGCCAATGTAGTCCCCACAGAACCCGCTAGTATTCCTAGCCAATATCCTTTTTCCCAATCTTTCATTTCTCTTGTGCCTTTC